AGGCAAATCTGAAACAGCATTGGAGTCGGAATCATAAATCTTAATTATGCCTTCGTGCGCATGGTCGCTTGGAGCGAACTTCTCGTTAGTGCCAAGCGCGTTCTCCGCGCCGACCGCCTGAATCTCATTCACATCGGTTTCCGGTTCTTCGATTGCGTCGAAGTCCGTTTGCAGGTTGTCGAGTGCTTCCCAGATTGTCTGGTCTTGCTCTAGTAATAGTTCTTTCCAGTCATCAAACTCGTCGAAAGCATTATCCAGGTCGTCGAAGAATTCTGAAGAACTGCCACCGCTCGAGCTCGTCCGACGTGGGTCGATGTCGCCCACGGTAATCTGTACGCCGAGGAAGTCCACCAGCGAACGTTCCACCGTCAGAATTAAAGCATCAAATGCTGTGGCGTTGGGAATATTGCTTGGGGGAATAACCTTAATTCTGGCGCCGGCAAATATATATTCGGGATGCGGCGTGATGGGATTGTCCGGGTCTAACTGAACCCTCGCCAAATCAATCGCGGATATATTGCGTTTCTTCTGTGGGTCTTTTAGATAGTTCAGGATATTAGTTGCGCGATTGAGCAGTTCGTCGCCATCTCGGACGTTTAACGATATACGCTGCGGCCTGATTCCGTATTGTGCCTGCGATGTGGTGTCCTCGATATATCCTGGACTCGGAAGCGTTCGCCGAATATGTGATGTCGTGCTGGCAGCGTAAATTGTGCCTTCGGCATAGATTCTATTTATTACTGTGTCAGAGTCTATATCCTCGGTATAAACCTCGATGTCATCATATATCGACAAACTATAATCAGACTTCCTGCCAATGTCTGCGTCCCATCGGAGCCGACCATAGGAATCGACTGATATGATTCCGCCAATGGACTTCCGGGCGTTTTGCAGCGCGGTAAGTATTGATTTGTCCCAATCACCCGCCCATGTCGGAGACGTGTTCGCGATGCTGGGATGAATGTAACCAATCTCGATGGGGTTTGCGTTTACCTGAACGTCCATGATGCTCTTCAGGAATGCGCGGAAGTTCGTCATATTGATGGCAGTATCGAGCGGTATATATTCCTGGTCCAACAGATAAAGCAAGCCCTCGGCCTCTACAGTATAGGTGCCGTCTGTGTGATTTATGCTTTGCCGAACGATTACAAACTGCTGCTGCAATTCGAGTGTGGAATCATAGAGCCAAACCCGGTTCGGATAATCTACGTCGCCAGACTGAACTACGGAAGAATCGAGCGGTAGCGTAACAGTTAACGTGCTGCTATCATTTACGCCTGATTGCCATGAGCCATCTATAAACTGGTCGATTTTCGCCAGCATCGCGCCAGATGAATCGCGCAGTTGCAGGATATAGGGCTGGTCCGGTGAAAAGGTTTTCGCGTCTGCCTGCGTCCAGCCCGAGCCGTTGACTAGCGCGGCGTTGTATGCCGAGCCGTTTATCATTATTCGACTTCTGTGTCGTTTAGTTCATCGATTACAGATTCCCGTGTTGGCTCTTCATCAAGAATTCGCTGAATAGCCGCCTGCCCTGAAACTGCTATTTCTTGAATAGATGAATCCGAAAGCGGTGGGTCTGCTGCTTCGATGTCTCGCTCGCGCTCAGACATTCCCTGCAATGCCTTAGACAGACTTCGAGCCCATGCCTTCATCCTCGACGCGTATAGTGCAGCCTGTTGGTTTGTCATAATTTATCCCCTTGTAGTGTTGTTGTTACTATGCGTTATCAGAAATCGAAATTTCACACCACCTGTTCCCAGTCCCGCCAACAACAAATTGAAGGACGAGAGTGTCAAATTCAGAGTCTAATGTTCTTGATGATGGAAGTTGTATATTGCCAACATCAGATATAGTTATATCTACGGTGTCATCAGCAGCCCTTAGTATTAAGATGTCACCGTCAGTTCCGCCCGTGATGCTAGATACTGTATCTGCCACACCACCCTCTCCTGCAACCTTAATATTTGAGCCAACTCCCGAAACTGCCAAGACACCAGACGCAACAGTCACTTCTGTTGATGCCCCGAAGTTCAGGAATCCTGTTGGTATATTCACGTCGCCATCAACATCTGCATCACCTGCGACAATCAGGTCACCACCCGTAGTCTCCAGATCTCCGACAACCTTAAAACTCTGATCGCCAAAGAACTGAGCACATAGTTGTGGTGTGCTTGATCCGTCCTCAATAAACACCTTAAGCCAGTTTGCTGATGTGCTTCCACTAACATTGCCCAGCACATAGTGACTCCTTGAGGGTTGGCTCCCAGCGTTAGACGGGAAGAAGTATAGCTTCTCTACATGAGCATCTTTAAACGGGAGTGTAGTTGACCCAATGTCTGCCCCGCGCTCTGTTGCAGGGGTAACATCCCCCGCGCTGACAAGGCCGCCAATGTTTAGCTCATCCGTTCCGTCCGTCAAGGCATCAGTGATTCGTTGCGTGACGATTGCCGGGTTTCGGAGTTCAACGATAGAGCCATCAGCGAAGGCAATCCCGCTAGTACCATCAACGCCACGCGTGACAGTCAGCGTGTCTGTAGACACGGCTGTGACCTGCACAATCTCAAGAGTCTCTGGTGAGGTGAGCGGGTTCTTGCGCCACGTTGTCGCGTCGATGATTGTCAGGTAAGCGTCGGTCGTGGAGTTGTCCAGGCCGAGTGCCGCTGCGCCGCCCGTCGCAAGGTTTATAGTGGTAACGGAGCCGTTGATTGCGCCGTTTAGTGTCGTGATGCCGTTGTTGTGTAATTCTGGGAATGTGACGGTAGCCATTAGATATAACGCCCTCTGTATGTTATTTCTAGCGTCCCCGTAGAAACGCCCGCAACTGTGATGTCGTTATCGACACCGCCTTTTAATCTAAGCCAATCCCCCGAATCGTATCCGCTCAACACGCTCGAATAGGTTTCTGCTTCCGGGTCTGCGCCGTTGCCGTCGGAAACTGAAATACTTGATTCGAATCTGCCGAGCGCATCGATGTTACCGAATCGCAGCCAGTGGTCATCGTTTAACGTGCCGATCCAGGTGATGCTTTCATTTGTGGTATCGTTTGAAATAACAATAGTTGAACTTATCAATGAAGCGCCTGTCTCGTTGCGCACATAAAACTCCGCAGGAATGCGCGAAACATTGCCGGTGATGCTGGAGAATGTCAGCGTGTCCGGGTCGGTTGCGATTGCTTGTGAAGTATTGGTTTCTGATGTCGCTTGGCTTTCGGACATCGCCTGAATCGTAATCGTGAACGTAAATCCCCACATTCCTTTAATTTCTGGAGCGCTTATGTTTGACACTCTGCCGACGAATCGGCGGTCTGGAACTTTATCAATCAAAAGCGTTTTATCCGTCAGAATAGGATTCATCCGCTGCAATACTGACTCCATGTTTGTGCGCAAATCAGTTTGCGACGTTCCGGAAATATAGCAGTTGAGAATGATAGCTTTTTCAGCCGTGTTTACAGATGTAAATTGAACATCACCCTGGGCTGTCTGATGCGTTGCGAATATCGGATTTGCCAAAAACGGTATCGTATAATCTTCAACGCGAAGATTATACGCTGCAAAATCTACGCCGTCCCAGGTGATGCTGTTGCTCATCGTCTCGCTTTCCTAAATTCGCCCGCCATCCAATTACTAAACGGACCTTTTAATTTCTGAACCAAAAGTTCCGGGTCCATGCCGGCGCCTGTAACATGAATGTTAAAAACTGGATTTACTGCCTCTGGAGCAGTCGAAAAACCAAGACCGAAAGAACCAGACGAAATATTCCCTCTTGCAGCTCTCATCATATCGTTATGACTTAGAATTCGAGAGCCAACAGGCGCAGCCATCAATTCTGGTCCGCGCTCGCCGACCATGATAGTGCGTACAGTTCCGCCATTTGCGAATCCTTCAACCTTGCCGCCATTGGCAAAACCTGGAACAACACCGCCATTCGCGAATCCTGGAATGCTCGGAATGTTCATTCCCGTCAGTTGGTTAATTTTGCCGATAATGAAGTTGATGGCATCAGCCAGGATTCGAATCGGAATCAACGCAATATGAACGAATAACTCGATAGTTACCGCGATGCCTTCGAACGTCTTGGCGGTCGCCATCTTTACCCATTCCCAGTTTCTTACAATAAGCACCGCAGCAGCAGCGACCGCCGCAATAACTGCCATCACTGGAGCAGATATTGCGCCAATGGCAGCGGCGACGATTGGCGCGATACCAGCAACAGCGCTGAACGCTGCGACGATTCCGGGAAGTACAACTAACAGCGGACCAAGTACAAGCATCAGACCACCGATTGCACCCGCGACAATAGTTAACGTGCCGACAAGCGGTTGATTTTCCTGAACCCACTCAAGAACAGATTCTATGACAGGTTTAATTTTTTCAATTATGGACTCCAAAACTGGGGAAAGTGTGTCTCCGATTTCTATCGCAAGAACGCTTATCGTCTGCTTTAGTTGGTCAAACGCGAAGCCAGGATTGGCGTCAACAAATGCGTTAAACGCTTCATTGCTTGCACCTTGTGCATCTGCCATCTGTTGAGCAAGTGACGCAAACGAACCAGCCTGTTCGCCGGTTAATGCGAGAACCGCGTTTAGTGCCTCGGTTGATCCGAACAGTTGCGCCATCGTCTCAAGATTGCCACCTGTGGCCTCTTTGACGCTGTTGAGGAATCCGACGAGTCCCTGCGATTGAAGCGCAGTAACGTCGAACTGAAGCCCGAGCGATTCGGCAATCTTTACCGCTTCGCCACCCGGCTTGATGATATTGCTCATCGCGGCCTTTAATCCGGTAACAGCTTCTGCCGTACCGATGCCGCCCTTTGTGAGTGCTGCGACTGCTGCGAACATCTCGCCGGTGCTGAGTCCAGCCGCAGACATTATAGGCGACAGTTTGCCAAGCGATGCCGATAGTTCCTCGAAAGTTGTTACGCCGCCCTTTACCGCCGTGAACGCCTGGTCAAACACGACCGACGCTTCGGATATTTCCATACCGAACGCGTTGGTCACTGATGTCCCCAGCTCGACGGCTGTGCTTAATTCCGTAACGCCCGCCGTCGCTGCCTTCGCCGCTTCTTCCAGTAACCTCGGAACTTCTGCCTCAGATGCGCCCGCGCTGATTGCTTGGTATGCAGCGTTAGCAGATACAGTTAACTCTTGCCCGAATCCAGCGGACACATCTTTAACCGCGTCACTGAGTGCGCCCAAATCCTTAACGCCTAGCGTATTTACTTCGGCCATGGCTTTCGAGAATTCTTGCGACTTGGCGACGGCAACACCTAGACCCGCCGTAATTGATGCGCCGGCAGCGGTGAAAGCCATTCCGGTTTTTCTGGATACGTCGGCGATGCTTGTATTAAATTTTTTTAGATCGTCGCGTGTCTTTTGCAGCGCCTTATTGAACTTGGAATTATTCGCGCCAATGTTCCAGACGACGTCGCCCGCTTCAATAGCCATTATTTACTCCGACGGCGGTGCTGCGCCGATTTGTCCGAGGAATTGCGACGCGCCAACTTTGCTTGTGCGATGCTTGCCAGAATGTGAGCCACTGCTATCATTAGATTTTTTATTCCTCGCTTTTTTGGCTGCTTTTTCCTGCTCATCGAATCGCTCCATTGCCCTCTCGAACATCGAGAAAAACTGGTCGTCGGTCCACTCGTTTTCTATCGTATGAAACGGAATCGACCACATTTCCATCGCTAGCTCGTAGAGTTTTGTCTCATGGTGCTCGTTTTTTTTTCTTCGACCTGTTCTTCGTCGTCGTCACTTACAATCCAAGGCTCCAGCCATTCTTTATAAATTGGGACCAGGACATCTGACATCAGCAAAGCCATCGATTCAGCGCCGCCTTTTCGCAACTCGTTTTCGATGTGCTCGATGTCGTCTGCCATGTCTGAATTCCAATCTTCGCAGAAATCCAAAATTCTATTTACAGAATCGACCGTCAATTTTAACTGTTGCGACTGGTCGCCTTCGTTGATGCCGTAGATATTGCCGACAAGGTCTGCGAGTGCCGTTCTGATTTGTCGCTGCTGCCGCCTTGGACGCTGCCGCCATATATAATCGCGATTCGCGAATGATACTGTCAGCGGCGAGCCGTCCAAAACGTCAACGTCGTGTTTATTTTTGCCCTTCATTTAATCGGCTCCTCTTCCGATGTTTTAATATTCTTCGTAACGCCAGCCGCCAGGGTATCCGCTTGAATTTACCGGTTTGATTGTCATGGTACATCGAGCAACTTGTCCGTCGGTCATCCCCATCTCGATGTTGTTAAACGTAACAACTGCGTTGGGGAATTCGAAGATTCCGAGACCATTGATTTCGATGGCGACGGTTCGGTTCGTGTAACTGTTTGCCCATGTAGCCTGCGAACTGCCGAAGGTCATATCTGATGCGAGGGTCAGCAATGCACCGTCGATATCGTACAGCACGATTTCGACAGCGTTTACTTTGTTACCAATCAGCAGAACTTCGTCTGGTCCATGTGACAGCGGCGCCATCGTTTCATGGAATCGTTCTTCGACGGAAAACGTGAATGTCTCTTCGTCGATGTCGTAATTATCAGAACGCAGCTCTCTTGAGCCTATCGTCTCGAATCCTGCCGTCGCGAAATCAGACTGCGAAATGTTCGAGCCAGGCGATGCCGGCAATGTCGGAAGTGCGGTTCCTGCGGTTGCGTGAATCGCGACGCGATTTACGATGCTAGTGTTTGCCATTTCTTTACTCCTTTACGAGTGGTTAAATACGATTTGAAATCGTGCGATATGTGATTTGTATTTGGTGTCCGGTTCGGGTTCGAGCTGGTCGTCGCTGATAAGTCGAGCCGTCACCACCGTTCCAGATGTTACAGTTTCAGATGCCATTTGTAATCGGTCGTAAAGCAGACCGAATACATCACGGGCGTCTGAATATAGATTGCTTCCACCGTAACACTTGAAGATGAAGTTTGCGGAATTGTGCGCTGCCGTCAAATGGGCGTCGCCGCCGTCCTGGTGAAAGATTATTGTTTTTGCGGTATTGTCCCAGCTTCTCGGAGCGACCGGCGAATAAACCCGCGTACCGACAGCAGTTGATAATGGACTTGATGCCGTCAAAAGTTCATATACTATTTGCGTTCGATCTATCATTTAGACCACTTGCTTTTCTTTTGGAATTCTTTTGCAACTTCGCGAATCGCTTTCGAAAAATGCGGACGCGCTGCCATCTTCGAAGTTCCGAATTCCAAATATGCGCCGTAATTTGATGTACTGAATATCTTCGTTCCGGTGATTGTGCCGCCAACGTTTGATGCTGATTTCTTCCAGTTTATCGAGCGCCGATGATTGCCGCCTCGCTTTTTGCGCACTGGCGCGTATTTTTTTGTAACGCTGGTCGTGGTTTCGGTGTAATCAATCAACGTATCGCCGGTCAACTTCGAAACATAACGAATCGCATCTGCTGTTTTATCGTTGAATTTTACAGAATGAGAACCCGCCATCATTCGGCTCCGGTCGGCATGGATTGGCAGTTGCAAACGATGGTTCTGTTGTCGTCGGTATACCATGGCAAACCGACCAGCTCATAATACTCAGGCGTAGCCAATGTTGTCAGATTGCGGCGCGTCAACTTAATCCGGGAAGCATCAGTCAGCGTTTGGTCTGCTCTGAAATGAATTTGAACGTCGGTCAAGTCCTGCTCTTTACCATCGAGAACTTCGCGTGTCGATGTTCGAACGAATCGGCATGATACCGCTGAACCGTACACGAATGATTCTACTGGTTCAGGACCATTCGATACCGTCTGGAAAACTCCGATTTGCGCTTTGTCGCGCATATGCCGACGCGGTGGCATTAGACTAGCCGCCTGTTATCTTCGATAAATGCTGCAACGACAGGGTCGATTCCGAAGTCGGTTGCTGATGCTGCGCCTGGAATCGAAAATGAGCGCATTCCTTCGACGCCCACTTGATTGTACCAATGCTGAACGCAGCGCACCACGATATCGTCGAACTGTAGCGCAGTTGCACCGCCAATATATTCAATGCCGCCGAATTCCGGCGAAAGTTTAAGAGCCTGCGCGACGTGTTCATATTCAGCTTCATAGGATACTGATGCGATGCTTGATTCGCCATACGTCGGCGAACTGATAGTGTAATGATGCTGCTGGTGCAGTTCATATTCAACGGTCGCCAACTTGTACGACTCAATACCAACTGCGCGAATGGCTCTCTGCAATTCAGTAACGATTCCGGATGAAGTTGTGCAAACAGACAAATCTAAAGTGATGTCGTAGTAGTCGTCGTCGTCTATTAAAATCAAAATCGAATTCGTAGATAGCGACGAGATATCGGTTGATGGAGTGGGTCCGCTCTGAGCATATCCCTGGGACTGCTCCGGATAGCGCTCGATATTGCACTGAGAGCAGATGTAGCGCGCTGCCCGCTGAATCACTGACTCGACAAATGTCTGGTCGTCAGTTCCGATTTCCGGATTCAGTTGTACTTCGTCAAGAAGCGCACCGGCTTTTGTATTGCTCATCCACTCAGGCATCGTTTAAGCCTTCGCCTTCGCTGGACGGCCTGGTTTGCGTTTTGGTGGATTTATATTATCCTCATCGTCCATTTTTGGCTTTATCTTTTCTTCTTCGGATAACTTGTCGCCCAGTGAATTTTCGGCTGATGCGATGCGATGGCTCTCTGCGTCCATCTTCGCTTTCATCTCAAGCATTGCCGCCTTTGCTGCGACCCGTTCTTCGCGCATTTTATTTTCGACTTCTTGATTTTTCAATTCGCGCTTGAAGTTTGACAGCTCAAGAGAATCTGCTTTTTGCTGCTCGTAAATATCGTTTTTCTTTTTCCATTCATCGGTCGGCTTCAAGCTGTAGCCTTTGGAAACATAAGTCGTCACGTTGCCACCTTGCGGCATCTTGAAGATTGAGCCGTCGGGTGCGTACAGACGAGCATTCAATGTTTTAACCGTTCTGCCGCGTATGGTCTCCTCGAAATACTCGACGCCCTGTTCGTGCCTTGCCATGTGATTTGCCCTTTCTTAGTTGTAAGCCGGGGCGTGATTAGCGCCCCGGCTCGATTCTTCAATCAGAATATACTAGTCTTTGTTGTCGACCAGCAGTTCAACACCCCACGAATCTTTGATTTCGGCGACTCCGAAGCTACTCGTCGCGACCCATTCTGTGCCTCGAAGTGAAGCGTTGCGTTCGGTTTCGACTCGGAAATCCCACTCTTCAACGTAACCAATAGCGGCTCCGGAGAATACGGCGGTTTTCGTGTCCGCGTCATCGATGCCGGTGATGTTATCCACAATCAAAGGAATCACACCATGAATCGGCGGAAGAGTGCCTTCCAGGACCGACTGATTGCGCAGAGCCTCTGCCGTGTAATTCGTGTTCGTCGAATACAATCCGAGCAAATCTTCCAGCACCCAAGGCGTTACCGGCATATAGTACGGACCCGGAGCCTTTGCAGCGCGAATCGTCGCCACTGCCTGCTGAATCAATGCTTCGGTGATGTCAGTATCGGTCGTGCCGAGAGCAGTCGAGAAGCCATCGCACAGAGCATAGATTGCTTCATTCTTCGCTGCTCGCGCCGCTTCACCCATCACGCGACCGATGTCGATTGCTGCTTGAGCGCCAGCGCGATTCGATGCCAAGTCAGTAAGCGTCGTCATCAACCCATACTCTCCTGGAGTAATCGTCACGGCTGTACTGTCGAATGCAGTGTTCGTCAAATCCGTACCTTCTGCGACTGAATTCATGACTTCTTCGTCAAAAATCGGGAAAGTTGCGGAGCCTTTGCCTGCTTCGAGCGGTCGGCGTGTGACGTATTCTTCCAGGTTGACGCCCTGAGAGGATACTACTCGCGCTTCGCCGATGCTGGCTTGAATCAGCTCGGTGAGTGTAGTTGTCGTCGTTTCATTTGCCATTGTTTATTGCCTTTTTGTTATACCAAACCGTTTGCTTTTTTCCAGTCGACGAATTCGTCTCTGGTCATCTCGTCGATGCGCTTCGGCTCTGGTGATTTTGTGTTTTCCGGAACGCGCTGTGCGCCCGTGTCTAATTTGCGTTTCACTTCGGTTTCGATGCCTCGCTGAATTCCGTTTTGGAATGCTTTTGCGCGTGATATCAATTCTTCTGTGTCACTTGTACCGGGAATCAGGACGTCTGCAAATTGCGACAAATTCAACTCGCGCAAAACATCATGCGCCCTGACCTTGTATTCGTTTGAGCGCGTCTCGGCTTTGATTGCGTCAAGTTCTGACTGCACCAGATGAAGGGCTTTTTCAAATTCGCCTTCCTTAATAGCGTTGATTTGCTCTTGCTCTCGTTTCATCGATTCTGCCTTTGCATCCTGATTCGCCTGATAAGTTCTGAGCGCTTCAGTAACACGGCGGTCGACTTCTGATTGCGTGAATACTTTCTCCGGGTTTTCGGCGTCTTTAGTCTCGGCTTCTTGCCCCTGCGCAGCGCCTGAATCATCAGTCGCGTCAGCAGTTGCCGTCGGCGTTTCCTCGTCTGCCATCTATTCAAATCTCCTCTGTTTTTGGTGGACGTGCTGGGAATCGAACCCAGGTGCCTTCGCGTCCGCTTCGGGTTTCGCGTCGGTCGTTACCAAATCACGCCCGACATATTTATAACACGATTCGAAATAAATCGTGGAAAAACAATCAATCTTGCTCGTCGCCTCGCCGTCGTTGTTTCGAGCGCTCGCCCATGCGGGCAACTTCGATTTTCATTTCGTTAATCTCTGAACGGATGCCGTTGTTGAGTTTGCGCGATATTTCAGACTCAAGTTTATCGACTCTGCTGGTGAGTGCTTTATACACCCAAAATAGAAACGCAATTTGCGCAGCAATACCGCCGCTCTCGATTCCGAAAGATGTGATGCTTTCCATTATTCTTTAGCCTCAGATGTAGATTGTGAATATTCAGCCGCCCGTCGATTATCGTCCGCGCTCGGCTCGAATCGTCTATATGCAAGAGTGCATCGGCAGTTTGGATGCGATGGTGGCTGCATATTGCCACTGGAGAATTGTTCATCAATGCGAATCCAGCCCTGCGCCTCGTTTGCTTGATCCATATCAGAGACCAATTCATCGCCGGCAGTAACCCACAGTTTCCATTCTGCGCCACGCGCTTTTGCGATTTCGCGGTTTCCGTCTTCCTGAGCAAACGCCATTTCGGTTTGCGCAATAGTTTTGCGCCTGTCTCTGAGCAACTTCTGGCGCATACGTTCTACTTTACCGGCGAGCTCGTCACCATCGACGCCCTGATTCAATAGTTGCTGTTTGTATTTTTCCAGCGTTGCCGCTCGGTTTTTGTCGAGTCCCTGAATTTCTGTTAACTTGGAATAAAGTTTGTCGAACGCGTTTCCTTCTGCCAAATTCTGACGCGCTTTATCAGCGATGCTTTGCAGTTGGGCTTTTGCAAGATTGCCAGAAATCTTCCGCGCTTGACGTTCAGCCTGCAATGTTGCAGCGGCAAGAACTTCTGCGCTGGTCGTGCCTAAAACACTGGTTGCCACTATTTGCTCAGTCAATCCCTCGACGTCGGTTGCTTCACCCATAATCTTGACCAGTTCGCCCCAGTCATAGTTCGTGCCCGAAGGCAAATCGACGCCCGCGAATATTTCTTGCACTTCTTCTGGTGTCCACTGAATCGGCATTATGAATTATTCCGCGTTTCAGTACGAGAGCGTCGCAGCGTTTCCGAAAGAACTGCATCTGTAATCGAGTCGATAACGGTTGATATTTGCGGCTGAATCAGCTCGGCGTTTGCGTTGATTTGCGCTTCGCTTCGCGCTTGAATTTCTCCAGGCGTCCCGTCTGTTCTGGCGATAAATTGCGCATCTTCCGATTCTTTCGAAAGCCGGCGCTCTTCCTGGTCGACATCAACGACGTCAGTCAATACTTCAAGTTGTTTGCGATGCGAAACAATGCCGCTGAGTGAGCCAATATTCTGCCATTCCTCGACGCGGTTTGTTGGTAGCGCGAAGTCAATATTCACCTGGACGTTCTCAATGCGCTTCGAATCCTGAATGCGTCCGATGACTGCGTTTATCAATTCGATTCTGCTTCTGACGCCCTGCCTTAGATTTGAAATCATATACGCTGCGTTATCCTGCATCGGCTTGAATTTCAGCTTGAGAGCGATTCCAGATGTGCTGCCGGTCGCGCCGACGATGTCTTCGATATCGGGAACAGCCATCGTCATAAAGATATGCTGTCGCGTCCGGGCGAGTCGCGATTCAATACGCGATGAGTCTGTGCCTTTACTGATGAAATATGCGTCGCCGTTCTCTGGCAGCGGTAGAAGTTTGAATTCTCGAATCTGTTCCGCGTTGTCCTGAATGTTCTTTTGCGAATAACCTTTAATCGCCAGAACGCCGTCGGTATCGTATCGCAGCGAATCACCGGATGCGCTGTCGATGTCGTTGTATTCGTCCTGCTGCGTGATAAGGTCATCTGAAATGATAGATGTTTTGTCTTTATT